AGTCTGGCGCGGGCGGCTATACCATCGGCATGGAGATCAGCAAGCTCGGGACGGTGCTGAAGTATTCGTCACTCGCACTCGGCGAGACGTTTCCCGATCTTGTCGGCCAGGCCCGCCCGTTGCTGACTCACCTGGGGCTGATCGGCCCCGGTACGCCACGCGACAGACGCCCAACGCTCGACGAGCTTACCGCCGTGCGCACCGCTGCGCCGCAGATGCTGCGCGACATCATCGACTTTGCCGTTGCAACTGCCATGCGGCGCGGCGAGATTGTCCGCATGACATGGGCAGACGTAGACGCGGATGCGCGAATGCTGACGATCCGCGAGCGCAAGGATCCAAGGCGCAAGACCGACGAGCGCATCCCGCTGCTTGGCGACTCGTTGGCGATCATCCAGCGGCAGCCGCAGACGGACGACCGCGTGTGGCCGATTACGCCGGAATGGGTTTCGGACAACTTCCTGCTGGCTTGCAGGGTGGCGAAGGTTGAAGACTTGGTGTTCCACGACTTGCGCCACGAAGGCATCAGCCGGCTGTTTGAGTCTGGCCTGCGCATCGAGCAGGTTGCGCTAGTGTCGGGACACAAAAGCTGGGCGATGCTCAAGCGATATACGCAGCTCAAGCCAGAGTCGCTGCATGCAGATCCTGCTCCGCAATAGAACACAGAAAGTCGCACTCTGGCGCGATTGGCTGCGTCGTCGGCTGGTTACTTGGCACTTCATCGATGAACACTCGTTCGCCATCGACTCTTGCCAGCCGCGCACCTAGCGACCGGGACAATTCAGACATACGGTGAAACTGCACCGGAAATTCTTTGCGTACTAGCGCCCAGTAGTTGGGGCTGGTTGCCTTGCAACACGGTATGCAGTTGGCGTTAGGGAATCCCATCGCATAAACACGCGGCGGCTTGATGCCAGCGTTTTGAATCATTGCTAGGCACGCGGCCTTTGTAAGCCCTTGCTCGATCAGCGGCGTGCGGATGTTCAGATCCGGCCAATTTTCCCGCAGCGATTCCGCACGCTTAACGTCGCCGGGGTCTGCCGTGTACCCAAATACATGCACGTCATCGTGGAGCTGAAACGCTAGCCGTGGCGCGATCTTTAGCTCAGACGTGCAGGGCGCGCCAGCAATCCCGCTGATGTATTTGCGCGTTTCCCATACATCCCAGGTGTCACGGTACTTTTCGTTTTTCAGATGTGTAACCGTCTGCCCAAACCATGCTTCGCAATCCAGCATGAATCGAGCGTTGTCTGCGTCTTCGCTGCCAGTGTCGCAGTACGCGATAACGTCTGGAGCGACTAGCTTAGTGGCTACAGCAGACGCTGCTCCGCAAGAAAACCAAGACACCAAGCGACTCACGCCGCCTCTGCCTTCGCCCTAGCCCTGCACTCGTCCAGGTACTCCGCAACGTCTCTCGCATCCGCCCACAGCTTGCCCTGATCCTTGTACGTCGCCACGCCGAGCGTCGCCGCGTAAATCTTCTTCTCCAACGTGCGCGGAGTCACGCCTAGCACTGCGGCGAGTTCTTCGCGGCCTAGGCGCGGGCCGTAAGTCTCGAGCAGGTAGGCGGTCAGCATCAGGCTCATATTCTACCCCATTGATCGGCCATCGCCTGCGCTATGCTGGGAAACGTCGCGCTGCGCAATTTCCAGCGATCCGCGCTCGGCGGCATCTTGTGAATGCGGGCTTCTGGCTTAGTGCCGGCAGGAATACCCAGTGCCTCCCGGCATTCGTCCGGCGTTTTGTATATCGGCCGCAATGCGTCAACTCCCCAGAGCCACAGGCACGTCGCTTTTGTTTCGTAGTGACCAAACTGCCACGGCTGGATGACTTGATCTGGCTTTCGGAATAGCGACGACATCACCGATACCGGATGCTCGAAATACCCCCCCCGATGTGCCGCGACCTATTCCAGCCGTTGAGCCAAAGCGATGCAGCGGCGTAAAAACGTCCGTCCTGTTTCTTTGTCTCGAAATGCCGAGCGCCGCTCACCGAAAGGTCGGTGCAGGGAAAGTGGAAGCCGCCGAAATCCCAAGGGAAGTCGATCACATCGAAGAGGTCGCCACGGTAATGCTGGCCTGGCTTATCTGTCTCGAGAAGATCGCACGACGTTGCTTCGTGACCGCGTGCAGCAAAAGCATCGCGCACGCAGCCGCTGTACTCGCAGGCAACAAGCACTCTCATGTCAGAAACTCGGGTTGCCGCTGTCAACCACCGGCTCGGCCTGCCGCTTCACTGGCCTGCCCTCAGTCGCTACAACTTCAAGTGTGCCGTCCGGGTGTCGCTTGACAATCGAAACCCAATCTTCGTCTTCACCCCAATCGACGCCCCAAGTAACCACCGGCTCGGCCTGCACCGGCTCGGCCTGCTTGGCGGGCGGGAAATAGTTTCTCGCCACGTTATGAGCCATATACGTCTCCGTCATCCACACCGCGTGGCGGATCGCGTCCTCTGTGTTCCAGTCGCGATAGCAGTCGGCGTGGTTGACGACGTTTGTCCACTGCGAGTCCCACAAACGACATTCGCCGCGCACCGCATCCGCCACCGGCTCGGCCTGCTCAAGACCATCGCAATACGCCTCAAGCGCACGGGTGTAGCCGACATAGCTCGCGTAGTCGTGCTGTTTTGGACGTAACGACACCGGCTCGGCCTGCACCGCTGTTGAAACGGCCCGGCCTTCGCGCACCCATTTCTCGCCGCTCAACACCAGCACCGAAGTTGACGCCTCCTCGATGAACGGCTCCAACTGCACCGCCACCGGCTCGGCCTGCCGCTTCGGACACTCATCGCAATACCCGCCAACGCCGCACGCTCCGCCGTCGCACTGCGCTTTGTCGGCCACCGGCTCGGCCTGCTGCTTCAAAACGTCGTAGGTTTTGCCACCCCCCTCGTGAGCGCCATAAGCCCCCGCTGAAGATCCGTCGCTCCGATGCTGATCCATCGCTGGTCGAGTCCGTCCAGTGACCGCAACCTCTCCACCATTTCGCCCAGTTCGACCCCTTTCGCCTTGATCTCGTTCATCGCATCGATCTCTTCCTGCGACAACTCCCGATACCCTTTGATCTGTCGGTGCTGGTTTTCCATTGCTGTAGCCTCCTTTGGCTTGGTTAAAAAACGTGTTTTGCTCGGATTGCTGTGCCGTGGTGAAAAGTGGCAACGCCCGCTGTGATGGCTTGATGTCAGCCGGGTTGTCTGTGACGTAAACAGACTCGCCGTCTTCTGTGTAGACCATCCACGCCACCGGCTCGGCCTGCTCCAGTGCTTCACGAAGGGCGTCAATTGCTTCGTTAGCAGCGTGCGATACGGGCCAAAATTCTCTTTCAAGCACCGCCAGCGCCTGCCGCGCTGCTTGTTCAAGATTGGTCATCTGTCGCCCGATCAAAAGGGTATATCGGAGTCCATGTCGTCGAAACCGCCGCTTGCTGGCGCGGGTTTCGGCGCGGCCTTCTGCACCGGCTTTGCAGGCGCTGCGGGCGCGTTTTTCGGCTTGACGCTCAGGCTGTAAAACGAGCCGCTGCCGTCGTTGCGCTGCTTCAGCCAGCCATCGAGCCAAAACTCGACGCCGTTGACGTTGACCTGGCCGCGAATGTCTGGATGCGTTTCCAATTCTTTGCGCGTGTTACGGGAAATAATCCCTTTATTTGTATTGTCGTACTGGCTCATGGCAATTCCCCTTGTTGATTGTTTAAAAGTTTTTTCAATTAAGCCGACATTTCGGCGTTAGTTACGGCCTGGACAAGGGCTTCGACTTCGCCCAACAGATGACGCGCCGCATTTTCAACTCGCTCAATTTCTTCTGTCGGCGGCTCGTACCGACGAATAAACAATTGGCGCGATCTTGACTGGATGCGGTCATCAAACGCCACAAAATCAACCCAACTTCGCCGCGTGCAGGCAAGCTGAAGCAGCATTTGCGGCTTATAGAGATCCGGCACGACGCCAGCGGCGATGTAATCCAACATCGTGGTTGTTTCTGGCACCTTTATTTCAATAAGCCCGTCGGGCTGAAGAATCCCGTCTGGAGAGCAGCCGCACCAATCGATTTCGGGATGGGGAATAAACCCCGTCAACATCACAATCCTGCCCGTTTCCATTTCGTATCGAGTCCGCGCATCCGGCTCTCGCTCAAGACCGTATTGCATTCTCGGTAACACGGCGTTTTTAACGGGTTGCCCGGTCATGCGCTCAGCGGCAATCGCTTTGATCAGCGCAATTCGTTTTGCGCCAGGCTTTCCGGCTTTTGTTACGTCAAACACGTCGGCCATGCGGGACGCGGTTAAACACGCGGTGCGATCCGCAAGCCAATTGCCGTCTGACTGAAACGGGTTAGGCCCCATTGCGCACTCCTTGCTTCCAAAGTTTTTGGCGATTAATCGCTTCAAAAACAAACGCCGGGTCATCGTCGCGCACATGTTTCCAGATTGGTTTGTTGCACAAGTCCCAAACGTGCGCCCCAGTAATTCCGTACAGGCTTGCAAGCATTCCAGGTGATGCGTTTAAGCGAGCACGCATTCTGCGGATAAGCCAAACGTCAAACTCTTGCAGTTTTGCGGAACCGTTGCGCGACCCAAACGCCTGACGACCTTTAGCAACACGGTCTGCGTCGTTGTCTTGCGGTGTCCCGATAAACAAATGCGCGGGATTGCAGCAACTTGGGTTGTCGCAATGGTGGCAAACAACCATCCCCGTCGGAACCGGGCCATGCGTTAGCGCCCACGCAATTCGAGACGCTGGCTGGTTCCTTCCGTCAAGATAAAACGCCCCGTACCCTTCGTCTTTACGGCGAACGGATGCCAGCCAAGGCCAGCAGTCGGCGGCACCTTGACGGTCAACTTTTGACCAAAAGCGCACTTCTAATGACGGGGTGCGCCTCGCCTTGACGGCCCGTGCGATTGCGGCAGCATCAGAGCGATTCATGCCGCCACCTTCGGAAACGCGGGCACTTCCGGCATGTGCTGCGCTGCCGCCACCGCTTTCAGCTCGCCCTGGTGCTTGGCCCAGACAGCCGCTTTTGTCGGCGAGTTAGGAATCGCCCTAAACCGTGCCTGTAGAGCTTCCAGCCCGCCCATAGAAGCCTCTCGCAGCGAGTCGAGTATCAGCGCCGCCTCGGGATCGTTACGCGGCCTGAGATCGTCATGCGTGTGAGCGTCGGCGTCGTTGTCGCCTTCGGTCGGAATGCAAAATGCCTGCATGGCAGCGTACTTATACGCGGCGCTCATCGCCTTGTTAGTCGCCTTGTCGGCTGAATCCATTGCCTCGCCGTATGTCTTTACGGTGTGTTTGCTGCTGTCCTCTGCCGACACAAAGTCAAATTCGACGTCAACGGTGACGTAAAAGAGCGTCGCTCCCTGTTTCGTCTGGCGCTCGATACATTCTCGGGCAAGCACTCGCGGCAAGACGACAAGCCCGTTGGCGGCAAGCACCTTGCCAAGGGCGTTATAAACGTCGTCAATCCCTCGAAACGAATAGCCTTGCGCCTGATTCCTTCT